TGCCCCGATGGCTTCGATGACCTCCTCGGGTTCGGCGTTGTTGAAGCTGGCCATGTCGGAGGCGAGCGCTGTGAGGTCGTTAGAGAATACGGCGAGGTCCTCGTTGGCGAGGCCTGCGGCCTTGCCGAACGTGCCGAACGTGCCAGCGGCGTCGAGGACGGCCTGTTTGGATTGGCCGAGCTCTTTGGCGGCGGTCTCGGCGAACGCTTCGATCTCGTCGGCGCCTTCGCCGAAGATCACGCCGACCTTCGACATGCTCTCCTCGAGGTCGGACGCGGCGTTGATGGCGGGCACAGCGGCCGCGGCGAGCCCGCCGAGGGCGGCGGTCGCGGGAACGAACGCTTTCTTGAGGGCGAAGCTGGCCTTTTGGCTGGTGGTGTCGAGGCGCTTGAAGTCCTCGATGGCGGCCTTGACGCCTTTCGGGTTGTATTCAGAGACCAGGGGGATGTTGATGGCCATTAGCGGAGCTCCTCGTTGAGGCGGACGGTGAGGTCGCGGATGGCTTTCTCGAGGCCTTCTCGGACATCGGGGATGGTGTGCAGCACAGCGGGCCACATGGCTCGTGACGGCCTGTGGAAGCCTTTGTGGCTGGAGCTGCCGCCTGTGCGGAGCTTGGTGAGAAACGCCTGGGGCTGGGTGGTGATGGCGTGAGTGGTGGTCTTATCGGAGGCGTACTTGCGGGAGCGGCCGGAGGTGCGGCCGTTCGGGTTGTCTTTGCCTGCCATCGCGAAGATGATGCCTGCGGCGTTGTCTTGGACGAGCGTGAACAGATCGATCTGATCGCTCCTCGAGCTCGTCCGTAGCTTGGTCTTGACGCCGCGCTGTGCGCGTTTCTGGTCGTAGCCGCCGCGCCACGAGCCCCAGGAGGCGAGGGCGCTGTTCGGCGGGTACAGGCTGCGGGCCTCGGCCACCATCGGTTTCGCAGCGCCGCGCATTTCGCGGATGACTTGTTTGCGGAGCTCGCGGTCGACTTTGGACAGGGTGCGGAGCGTGGGCGCGAGACCTCGAACCTCTTGGGTTAGTTCGATGATCTCGCTAGCCATGTCGCTTTGCCTGTCTGTTCTGGTCTTGGATTACCTCGACGACCGTGTCGAGGTCTCTGACCTCGAATGGTATGTCGGGGGGCCACCATCCAACGGCGACTAGCAGCTCGGCTAGTTGTCGTCTTCGGCTGCCCCTTTCGTAGGGCGGGCTTCGCTGCTCACGATCTCCGGCGGGGCGACACACTTGCGGAGGAAGTCGTCGAAGACGGCGGGCACGGTGCGCTTCTCGGCGCGCAGGCTTTCGTAGGCCAGGTAGGCCAAGTCCTCCATCGCGACGCCTTGGGCGAGCTGTGACGCTTTGGTCTTGAACTTGCGTTCCCAGGCGACGATGGCCCAGAGGGTGGTCGTGACCTCCTCTGGGCCGTTGCCGTAGTCGATGCGGAGCGTGAGTTGCATGTCGGGGCTCTCCTAGTTGTTGTCGGTCAGCTCGTCGCGCGGGTGAGCGCGCCGCCGCGGAAGGTGCAGTCGACGGTGGGGAGATCGCCGACGCTGCCATTGATCGGGGTGATGGTCTCGAGGTAGCACGCCGTGAGGGTGTACTCGGGGTTTGTGGCGCCCGGGCTGGTGCTCGCGGCGGCGTAGATTTCGACGTTGAACGTCGTGCCGACGAGGCTGTTGAGCTTCTCTTCGACCTCGCTGGTGTCGTAGGCGAGCATGAAGGTCGCGGTGACCTCATGGTTGCCGAGGCCGGAGGTGAACTTGCGGGCGGTGTCGCCGAAGGCGGTGCTCTCCAAGGCCTCGACCGTCTGGGTGACGGTGACCTGGGTGCATTGGTCGGTGAAGTCGACAGAGTCGACGAGGATGCTGGGATTCGAGAGGGACACGGTGGTGGCCATTAGTTTCTCCTGGTGCTGAGTCGGATGGTTAGGTCGTAGGCGGGAAGCTGTTGCTCGCCGATGAGAGCGATGCTAGGCGCTCCGGATACCACGGCGAGGGAACTGCCGTGGATGGTGTCGCAGATCGTGAGGATGTAGTCGGAGGCGTCTTGGTTGCCTGGGGGCGGGCCGAGTACGCGGAGGACACAGGTGATGTCTGCGATGTTGTTGTTGAAGCCGTCGAACGTGGGGAGCTCGACGAACACCGTGAGCGGGCGGGCGTTGCGCGGGTCTGTGACGGGCTTGAGGCCGAGGCCGGTGAGCGTGGTCTTGATCTCGGCGATGGTCGAGATGAAGATGCCGCTCGCGGCCATTAGGCGACCTGTGCGCGGCCGGTGCCGAGGAGCTGCATAATCTGGCCGAAGCTCGCGATGGGCTGCGCGCCGCCCATGGCGTCGAAGCTTTGGAAGCTGTCAATGCTGCCACGCTGGCGATACAGGCTCGCGGCGTACATGGTCGTCCCGAGCTTGACGCTGCCGTCTGGGACGGTGCCAAGGCTGTCGAAGTAGCCCGCGGCCTGTCGGCGACGGTAGGCGAACGCGTTGCCCGCGGCGACACAGGTCGTAATGAAGGCTGTGTCGTTCGCGGTCGCGGCGTCGATGCCAAGCCATTCGAGGACATCGTCGTTGTTGATCCAGGTGCAGGTGAGGCCGTAGGTGACGGTGCCGGTGGCGGTGTCGCGGGTTACGTCGTCGCCTGCGTCGATGAAGATGGCTTGGTTGCCGTGGTACTTGTCGTAGTCGAAGACGAGGTCGCCCTCGTCGGTGACGCGCTCCAGCTCGAAGGCTTCGATGCTGATGACGGTGTGGGCGCCGTCGAAGGTGTTGTCTGATGCGCCGCTGATCGTGATGCTTTGACCGACGGCGATGTCGGTGTCCTCGAGGGTCTGCACCACGGCGTAGCCCTGCACCCTCTGGAGGTGGGTGATGGTGAAGCTAGCCATGATGCAGACCTTCTCGGGCGCCTAGGGGGGTCAGACGAAGTTGGCCTTGACGTAGCGGGCGGCCTCGAGCATGACCGTGGCGAAATAACCCAGCCATGAGATGTCGGTGCCTCTGATCTGCCCGTTCTGCACGCGGAGAAAACCCTTCTGCTGCTCGAACACCTCGAAGCCGACGGTGTCGCCGATGATCATCGTGCCGTTGCCGGTGTTGTCGAAGTTGGTGTCGACGACGACCTGGAGGCCGAACGCGGTCATGTTGGTCGAGCCAGGCGTCATGGTGCCGAACGCGTTCATCGGGCCAACGGTCGGGAAGAGGGGACGGCCGGAGCTGTCCTCGAGCTTGCCGAGGGCCTCCCAGTTCTGCGCCGAGAGGAACAGGTGGGTCGGGAGGTGGCCACCGTTGCCAGCGTTGGCAAGGATCGAGGCAGCCTGGGCGTAGAGCCAGGTAAGCCATTCGGTGGGGTCATTCTTGTTGGCAGCGGTGAAGTTGCCGGTGCCGACCGCGGCGGCCACGAGGGCGTCCGCTGCGACGTTGTCGGTGGTCTGGCTGTAGACACGGCCCATGTCCTCGAGGATGAGGGAGATGATCTCGGGGCTCGACCAGTCGGCGATCTGCTCGGAGACGGTCACGTAGCCGCCGTAGCTGGATTTCGTTACCTGGTTCTCTTGGACCTGGAACTCGCCGGTCTGGAGCGTGGCGAGCTCGGAGCTCTGCGCAGCCATCGAGGTGTGCGTCGAGACCGATGGGCGAATAAACACCTTGCCCGATCCTGGCATGGCCTTCACGCCAAAGGCGTCGACACAAGGCCTCGCGGCGAGGTAGCTGTTGTAGACGGGGCCGACGATGGGCTCGGGCAGGACGCCGTCGTTGTTGGTCGTGGTGACATCGGGCGCGGCGGCGCGGATGTTCTCGTTCATCTGGTGCCAGCGGTGTCCGCCTTCGATGGCGGCGGCGATCCACTCGGAGGCTGACGGGAGCTTGAACTCGCGCTTGGCCTGGGCGTAGATGGGGGCGGTCGGCTGCGGCTCGGCGGCCTCAACGACCTCGGGGGTCTTCTCTTCGGGCATTTCGTTCTCCTGTTCGGGTTGGGGTTCGGGGTTGTCGGGGGTGACGTTCGCTTCGGCGGCGATCTTGGTGATCTGTGCGCCTGCGAACGCGGGCTTATAGACCACGCTCAGCTCTTCCCATTCGGCGGCTGTGACGACCATGACGCCGTCTTGGTGGTCGTATTCGGTGGCGTTGATACCGATGCTGACGCTGTCGAGGGCGCCCATCTTCAACAGCTCAACGAGATCATCTCCGGCGCGCGTCTTTGCGATCTCTGCGGAGAACAGCATGCCGTCGGGGGTGTCTTCGCGGCCGGTGACTTTGCCGACGATACGGCCGGTGTCGTGGTCCTCGAGGAGGCGAGGGGCGGGGCCGTCGGTCGGTAGGGCGCCCTGTTGGATGCGGACACGTTGGCCGCCGAGGACGGTGGCGTCGACGCCGTAGGGGACGGCGATGCCGGAGATGGTGCGGGTCTGCTCTTCGCCTTGGGCGGCGTCGAGCGTGACCTTGTCTGCGATCATTCTGATCATTCGGGCTGGCTCCCTTCGGGTAGGTTGGCGCCTGCGTCCCTAATCATGTCACGGGCCTCGTCGCGGGTCATGACATTGTTGGCTACGGCGAGGTAGACCTTCTGGGCGACCTCGGCGGCTGACAGGGTGCGGTCGTCGCGGCCTTGTTCGGTTTCGCGGAGGTAGGCCTCAACGTCGAGCTCGATGTGTTTGCCTTTCGCGACGACGTTGTCGCCCGAGAGCGTTTGTTCGATGGCGTCGACCAGGGGGCGGGCTCCGAACAGGTAGAGGTCTTGGCGGGCTTGCAGGGCGTTCTGGTAGGTCATGCCGCCGACCTCGACACCGACGAGGTAGGGCGGGATGTTTGCGACGCGGGCGAGCTCCATGGCGGCGTGCTGGCGGCCTTCGACGAGCTGGAGCTTGTCGGGGGTTGAGGTGAACTCTTTCCATTCGACATGCTGGTTGAGGGCGCCGACGGCTTTGCTCTGGCGGGCCTCAGCCCAGGCGGCGGAGAGCTCTGACAGCTCGTCACCGCTGAGGGGTTCGCCGTCGACCTGTTGGAGGTAGCCCGCGGCGATCTCGTTGGAGGCGAAGCGTTTGGCGGCCTCGTCGAGGCGGTAGGCGATGTCGATGGCGCGGGCGCCTTGCCAGAGGAGGGCGTTGTTCGGTGAGAGGAACTGGACGACGTTGTTGGGGTCGAGCTCGACGCCGTTGAACTCGATGACATCGGAGGGCCCGTACCATTCGGGGCCTGCCTGGTTCGGGGTGTTGATGTTGTCGTGGGGGAGCCAGGTGAACGATGCGGGGAAGCCTGTGCGGTAGCGGCTGGTGACGTACCAGAACGCTCTGCCCGACAGGATCATGTCTTGGACGGTCATGCCCATGATGAAGCTGCGGGTGCAGTTCGGGTCTGGGCGGGTCATCCAGCTCTCGCCTGGGATGTACCGCTTGAGGTAGCGCTCCTCGTCTTCGGACCATTCGAGGCGGTAGGTGCGGAAGTCGAGGGCGCCGATGAGGCTGACGATGAGATCGCGGGCCCTGGAGATCGTCGGGATCGAAAGTGCGCGCTGCGTCCTAGCCCCGACGACGTAAGACTGCAGCGCGCCAGGTCT